TGACACGGTGGACGCACTCTGCTGGCGTCACTACGGGCGCACGCAGGGCATGACGGAACAGGTGCTGCAGGCAAATCCGGGGCTGGCGGAGCACGGCCCCCTCTTACCGCACGGGCTGGAGGTGGAGCTGCCGGACGTGACAGTGACGGCCACCGTGCAGGCCGTCCAGCTTTGGGACTGAATCATGTGGGAAAAAATCAGCACCTTTTTAACCTGGTGCATTGCGGTGGTGATGGCGTGGCTGGGCGGCATGGACCTGAAAGACGTGTCAACCGTGGCCGGTGTGTTAATCGGCCTGCTGATGGCGCTTATCAGCTGGTACTACAAACACAAAACCTATCAGCTGCTGGCAAGCGGGCGCATTACGCGGGGGGAATATGAATCTGCAGACCGTTAAACGCTGCGCCGTGGGCGTGGTGCTGGCGCTGGCCGCATCAATGCCCGGCTTTCAGCAGCTGCACACCTCCGTGGAGGGGCTGCGGCTGATTGCGGATTACGAGGGCTGCCGCCTGCAGCCCTACCAGTGCAGCGCGGGAAAGTGGACCGACGGGATCGGTAACACGTCCGGCGTGGTGCCGGGTAAGTCCATCACAGAACGGCAGGCGGCGGGGAATTTCATTACCAACGTGGTGCGCACTGAGGCGGCACTGGCGCGCTGCGTGGCGGTTTCCATGCCGCAGCAGGTTTATGATGCGCTGGTGTCGCTGGCGTTCAACGTCGGGACCGGCAATGTATGCGGCTCCACGATGGTGTCGTTGCTGAAAAAGGGTAAATGGCTGGAGGCGTGTTATCAGCTGCCGCGCTGGGTGTACGTGAAAGGCGTATTCAATCAGGGGCTGGATAACCGGCGCGGGCGTGAACTGGCCTGGTGCCTTAAGGGAGTCTGAGCACATGAAGAACATCGTCGTGATGGTTCTTTTTTTTCTGGGGATAGTGTTGTGGCAGTCGTGGAACCTGCACAACGCCTATCAGAAGATTCACGCACATGAGGCAGTTATAGAAACTCAGGGAAAAAAGCTGATCCACAAAAACAGCCAGCTGATTGCCCTGAACATCCTGACGCAGACCAGCAGCCAGGCGCAGACGCAGCTTTACGCCGCCGCTGAACGCAACGGCCAGCTGCTGCGCGACCGGCAGCGAAAGATTGAGGAACTGAAACGTGAAAATGAAGACCTGCGCCGCTGGAGTGACACCGCTCTGCCTGATCCTATTGTCCGGCTGCGCCAGCGACCGGCCCTTGCAGGAGGTGAATCTTACCGTGAGTGGCTGTCCGAAAATCACCCGCTGCCAGCTGGACCCGGCAGCGCCGCGCACTAACGGTGACCTTCTGGCCCTGCTGGACGAAACGGAGGCCGCCTGGGCGGCGTGTGCCGGTAAGGTCGATACCATCATCAGCTGTCAGGTAAAAGACGATGAACAAGCCGCAGTCCTTACGCAGCGCCCTGAATAAGTCCGTTCAGTATGTGGCCGACAACCCCGACCGCCTGCACCTGTTCGTGGACAGCGGCCAGTTGGTTGCCACGTCCGCCGCGTCCCTGTCGTGGGAGTATCGCTACACCCTGAACGTGGTGATCACCGACTTCACCGGCGATCAGAACCTGCTGATGGCCCCGATGCTTTTATGGCTGCGGGGAAACCAGCCCGATGCGCTGCAGAACAGCGAGGCGCGCGAAAAGCTGTTTTCGTTTGAGGTCGATATTCTGGCGAATGACCGCTGTGATATCAGCATGGACCTAAAGCTGACCGAGCGCGTGATAGCGACGGTTGAGGACGGGAAGGCGCACATTGAGGCGGTGCCGGAGCCGGACGCGCCGGAAGAATTCTGGGCGGTGAAACGTGGCTGAACTACATGAAGTGGATGCATGGCTGGCGGCGCTGCTTTCACAGCTGGAACCGGCGGCCCGGAAAAAGATGCTGCGGGAAGTGGCGCGGGATGTACGTCGCATTCAGCAGGCGAACATCACCTCGCAGCGTTCCCCGGACGGCACCGCATGGGAGCCGCGCCGCGTCAGTGCCCGCAGCAAAAAGGGCCGCATCCGTCGCGGCATGTTTGCGAAGCTGAAGACGGCAAAATATCTTAAGGCGCAGGCAGGCGCAGACTCCGCTGAGGTTGCCTTTGTTCCGGGAGTGCAGAAGCTGGCCCGCGTCCATCACTACGGCCTGCGGGACCGGGTAAGCCGTCGCGGCCCGATGGTGAAATATGCTGAACGTCCGCTTCTGGGTATAAATAACGAAGTCGAAAGTTTAGTATATGGGATCTTAGTGCGCTGGCTTGAATAGGCGGCGTATATAAAAAAATTTCATTTTCTATATTTCGGCACGACTAAATATTAAACATCATTCCATATAAACTATCACTCACGGTGCCCCCGCTCATTTTGATCCAGCCAATATTTAGCACTGTGTCATTTCCATGCACTCTTGTATTGTTTATTAGCATATCAAAGTGTTCTATAATCAGTTCTTGATTATTCTCAAACCTAATTGTCATAGCGGTCTTTTTTTCTTTTTCTTTTATATGGAATTTGTTACCTTCAACTTTAAAATCCCAAACGTTATCTGAACTTACAATCCACTCATTTTTTACGATGCTAAGGGTTTGCTTTCCTTCGCTGTCCCAGAACTTAGCACTAAGAAGATATTTTCCATCTTCATGTTCAATTTTAAAAACATCATGTCCTGAAATATGAATTGGGATATTACAGCGAATTAGCTTTTGTCCACCAATAATTACAGTAGGGTGTGTATCACAGAAATAAACTTGGTCCCTAACTACTCCTGCCATTTTTGCTGCTGGGTTTTTCATTGCTTCTTTTACCAGATCTTTACTAATCTGACGACTGGTTACTTTTCTGTGGCAAGTAGGGCAAAGAAGAGTAATTGCTTCAGGTAAATGTTCATGCGCATCAATATAAAGCGGATCGACATGTTCATAATCGATGATTGGAGTAGCGCAAAAAATACACCCAAACCCATCTCTTCTTCTTACTTCCCTCCTGACCTTTTCAGGAATATAACGCGATAGCCCATACTGATTAGTTTCACTCATAATGCACTCTCTAGTGGTAATTGATTGATGTGTTCGAAATAAAATATGAATTTTAATTGCTTTGATTTTTTTCGACTGACCAAATTTACATTTTCTAATGTGCTATCGCAACAACTCTCTAAGCCAATATTATTTTAAAAGATTTTGTGCCATGAACCATACAAATCTCACTCAGTGCTTGTATGAGGCATAAATGCCACTCTTAAAACATGAACGAAAAACTGACCGAAATCATGCGCCTTATCACCAACCTGATCCGCACTGGCATTGTGTCCGAAGTGGACCCGGTGAACTGGCTGTGCCGGGTGAAAACGGGCGACCTCGAAACCAACTGGATCAACTGGCTCACCCTGCGCGCCGGTAATACACGCACATGGTGGAAGCCCACCATGGGGGAACAGGTCGTGCTGCTGAGCCTGGGCGGCAACCTCGAAACTGCCTTTGCGCTGCCTGCAATCTATTCCGAAGCATTCCCGCCGCCCGACTATTCAGAAGACGGCACCACAACTGTGTTTAAGGACGGTGGCTGGTTTCAGTACGAGCCCGAAACCGGCCAACTGCTGATAAAGAACATCAGAAGCGTGCGCATTGAAGCGGCAGACGGCATTCAGCTGATTACCGATGCGCTGGGAATAGAGGCCAGCCAGACACGGATTAACGGTGACACCACGATGAACGGCGATGTGACCCACGGCGGCGGCTCAATGAGTTCTAACGGCGTGATTGCTGATAAGCACTTACACAACAAAGTTAAGAGTGGCAGCGATACGTCAGGAGGCCCGCAATGATGTACCTCGGCATGAACCGCGACACCGGCGAAGCTATTACCGACATCGATCACATCCGGCAGAGCGTGCGCGACATCCTGATCACCCCTGAAGGCAGCCGCATCGCCCGGCGTGATTACGGTTCGCTGCTGTCAGTACTGATTGACCAGCCGCAGAACGACGTGATCCGCCTGCAGGTAATGGCGGCGGTGTATGTCGCCATCAGCCGCTGGGAACCTCGCGTAAGGCTGAGCACCGTAAACCTCACCAGCGACTTTGACGGCTCTATGGTGGTTGAAATGACCGGTCAGCGGGATGACGGCTCGCCGGTTGCTATGTCTTTACCAACGGGGGTGAACAGTGGCAGTAATTGACCTTTCCCAGCTGCCCGCACCACAGATTATTGAGGTGCCGGACTTTGAAACGCTTCTGGCAGAGCGCAAAGAGTCGCTGATTGCGCTTTATCCGGCGGATGCACAGGCCGCCATGCGCCGCGTGCTGGCGCTGGAGTCCGATCCGATTGTGAAATGCCTGCAGGAAAGCACATACCGGGAAATCCTGTTGCGCCAGCGCATTAACGAGGCGGCGCAGGCGGTGATGGTGGCCTACGCAATCGGCAGCGATCTGGAACAGCAGGCGGCCCGTAATAACGTGAAGCGCCTGACCATTACGCCAGCGAATCCTGACGCAGTGCCGCCGGTGGATGCGGTAATGGAATCGGACGATGCCCTGCGCGTGCGCGTGCCTGAGGCGTTTGAGGGGCTGAGCGTGGCCGGACCGACGGGCGCGTATGAGTTTCATGCTAAAAGCGCCGATGGCCGGGTGCAGGACGTTTCCGCCATCAGCCCGTCACCGGCGACAGTGCTGATCACCGTCCTGAGCCGCGAAGGCGACGGCACGGCGGCAGCGGATTTGCTGAATACAGTGGACACAGCACTGAGCGCCGACAGCGTGCGCCCGGTGGCCGACCGGGTGACGGTTCAGGGGGCGACTATTCGCAACTACAGCGTGAAGGCCAGACTGCACTTGTTCGACGGCGTGGCCGCCGGTCCCTGCCTTGAGGCGGCAAACGCGAATCTGGCCGCTTACCTTACCGAACAGAAAAAGCTGGGGCGCAGTGTGCGGCGTGAGTCCTACGGGGCGGTGATGCGCGTGGCCGGTGTGGACTGGGTGGAAATCACCGAACCATCGGAGGACATCATCATGGACCGCACGCAGGCGGGTTACTGCACCGGCACGGACATTTTCGTAGCGGGCGATCAGGGGGTGACATGAGCAACAGCAGTCTGATGCCGCCCGGTTCGTCTGCGCTTGAGCGCCGTTTAGCGCAGGCGTGCAGCGGCATTTCCGGACTGAACGTGCCGCTGCGCGACCTTTGGAACCCGGCCACCTGCCCGGTGAGCTTTCTGCCTTATCTGGCATGGGCCTTCTCGGTGGACCGCTGGGACGAAAGCTGGGCTGAGAGCGTCAAACGGCAGGTGGTGAGCGATGCGTTTTATATTCATCAGCACAAAGGCACCATCAGCGCCATCCGCCGCGTGGTGGAGCCGTTCGGCTTCCTGATCCGGGTTATTGAGTGGTGGAAAACCAATGAGCCGCCCGGCACGTTCCGGCTGGACATCGGCGTGCAGGACCAGGGCATTACTGAAGAAACCTATCAGGAGCTTGAGCGGCTGATCAGCGATGCAAAACCCTGCAGCCGTCACCTGCTGGGAATGTCCATCAACCTGCAGGTCAGCGGCGAAACACGCATGGCAGCAGCCAGCTATGACGGTGATGACCTGACCGTTTACCCGTACACCCCGGAAATTATCTCCGTCAGCGGCGCGGCTTATGGCG